AAAAATCTAAAAAAGCTCTACGAAATAACCTAACCCTATCTTCAAAAGGATTTGGTTTTAAACTAATTAATTTATGTACTTTTTTAGCGGGCGGACCACCTTCAACAATAATCGGAACTTCAATTAAAGCATTAATAATCATATCTATAGAACGATGAACAATCTCAATCTCTCTATATGCTTTTTCAAAATTAACAATATTTTCAGGACTAGAAAAAGGTTCTTGTGCAGCAATTGATGGCTGAACAGGATTAAGTTTTTCAGAAACCCATTGTCTCCACACAGGTACATCTTTAGCCATTTATTGAATTTTCTCCTTTTGAATTCTTACCCAGTTTTTAACTTTAGGAACCATTGAATTTGCATATCTTTGTCCAAATATATTATGTAATCTTTCGTGATGTTGTTTACATAAAGTTAATGCATTTTCATTTGATAATTCCCATAAATTATCTAATTCAAATTGTTCTCTGTATTTTTTAATTTCTTCTACTGTTGTAATATTTTTTATACTATTTTTAATACACCAGGAATTAAATAGTTCTGAAACACTAAAAAGATGATGAAATTCTAAAGTATTAGTTAAGTTACAAATAAAACATTTATCATTTTTTTTATATTTCTTCTTTATGTAATCTCTAATATATTTTACAGGAAATCTTTTTAGCATACCAGACAAATTTTACTTATTTTAAATACTATGAAGTTTTTTAAAATCTTCAACTACTTTCCAACGTAATTTATAATGTTCAGAACTTTTATTTAAACCAACATTCATTTCATCTAATAAAGTAACTTCAGTATTAATTGTTTTATGAATAGATTTAAAAAAATGAGAAAAAGATAATGAAATTAATAAATCATCACCTCTTTTTATATAGCCCCACGGTTTAATATAATCATTAAATATTTTTCTTAAATTATTATTATCTACAATTAGACAAGATCCAATAGCTAGATCTATATTTCTATCCACACACCAAACATCTGTTAAATCTTTATATTTTTTAGAATTATTAAGATTATTTTTACCATATATACTTATAATAGAAGTAGGATATTTTTCAATCATTTTTCTTAATTTAAATAAACAATGTTTTGTTGGTAATATATCATCATCTAAAATAATTGAATATTTAAATCTTGATTTTTGTGCCCAATACCATCTTTCAATGCACCAATTATTTTTATTATTATTATGAATTAATATTTTAGGTACTTCAATTGTAATTTTAGGATTATTATTAACTATTAATATAGGTATAAATCCTTGAAATTTATATGCAATTTTTAAAACATTATCCATTCGTTTATAATTAAGTATAATTAATTGTGTATCTTTTAAAATCATGCTGTAAATATATCTACAGAACGTTTTTGATGAGTATATATTGCATATCGTAATGCATCACTTGCATGAGAAGCCCAATCGTGAATAGGTTTAGGATGTTCTGTTCTAGGATTCCATTTATAGCTGCTTATTGAAGAATAACAGTGTCCACAATTATTAACATCAAAATATATTCTGTCATTTTCTACAAGTACTTGAACAGCTGCTATACCATCATTTACTGATTTTATAGCATTTTCACAATATATGTCATAATCATAGGCTAAATCAGCTTTAAGTTGTTGTGCAGCACTATCAATATATATAGAATCAATTCCCCAATTATCTATTTTTTCTTGAATTTCTTCTGCAAGAGTACTAGTGGTTGTTTCAACAGATACATATTCATCTACTACATAAAAACTATTTCCATCTGTTGCTATAACTAAAAAAGCATTTTCATCTCTATATCCAACATCAAGTCCCGCAATAAATTCATAATGCCTGTCTTTTGCCTGTATATATTCTAAATCAATTAAATGTTTTTCCTCATTTAAATCATAAACTTGTTGTTCTGTTGTTGTCCATTCACATTCGTATTCTTGAGCAAATAATTTTTTAGTACTAGATCGTTTTGCTTCTTCAATATCTTCATTTTGTAATAAAGAATTAGAACGCCAGGTATGCAAACAACTACCCCATTCTTCATAATTAGAGTCTTCTCCTCTAAGAAAATAATTATATAAATAATTTCCTTTACCTCTAGGAGTAGATATAAATAATGCTCTAGAATCTTCGTAAGTTGATAAAGCAGGTCTTAAATCTCTAGTAAAATATTCATCATCATCAATAACAGCTGCTTCATCTATAATTAATAAATTAGCTGCTCGTCCAATCAAACTATCTCTATTATTAGCACTTAATAATCTAAATGTAGACCCATTAACAAGTCTTACTACTTTATCTTTTTGATTAAAACGTTCTACTTCAATTTGTAGATTTTTAATTATATCTGTTACAAAGTCCCATATAATGGAAGAAAGAGAAAAATTAGGAGCAACAACCATTACTTGTTGTCTAGGTTCTAGTAACTTTGCAAAAGCTAATACGGAAGCACCTAAACTTTTACCTGTTCGTCTTGCTGAAATATGTACCCAGAAACGATGTTCATCTAATCCTGATGCCATATCCCATTGACTATTATTAAATTTTATGCCATTATGTTCATTAATAACTAATTTGTCCAACAATCGTTCAATTGGTATTTTAAAATAACTTTCTGACATTTTCCCCTCAAAAATTTTTTACTATTTAATACTACTAAATGCAGCTAATGCCGCAATAACAGCTGCAACTATTGTACCTATAAAAAATAAAGTACGTAAACTAGTTTTACCTTGAGTAGCTAAAGTTTTTAATTCTAATATTTCTTTATGAATAGCTTTTATCTTATCATCATATTTATCAATTGTAGATAAGATATTTTCATATCTTTCTTGACAAACAGCTTCATGTGTATTTAACTGAGCTTTTGTTTCTTGAGTACGTTCATGTAATATGTTAACATCTTTTTCTAAATGAGCTGTTGAAATACCATCTACCATTTTATATAACTTATCCTATTTAAATTTTAATAATATAATTTACTACAACCGTAGGAAATATCATGTTTGGCGTAATAGCTGCGTGAGTTGCAACTGCCGTAACTGCTGAAGATGTTGATGAGTCTTTTGCTGATGTAGCAAAAGTTGCAGTAGTTAATGAGTGTGCTGCTATTGATGTTGATTCAGAAGCTTTTGTAGAACTTGCCGGCATTGCATGTGTTTGAGTTCCTAATGTAGAGTTATTTGCGCCTTTTCCCATCATTAAAGCATCACCTAAATTTGGTAGATTAAAAGTATTATTACCATTTCCTGTACCATACGCTGTTGAAGAAATAGCAAATAAAGCTGAATAAGTAGACCTACTAACAGCTGATCCATCACATATAAGATATTCTGCTGGTGCTGATGATCCAGTATAACCAATTATACTTCCAATAGGTACCTCACCAACAATATTTCCACCAGCAGTACTTCCATCATGTAGTCTAAGTTGATTCAAATCTGTATCAACTGATACCTCACCCGCAGCACCTGTAAAAGAGTTATTCTGTGACGTTGTTCCTCGTCTTAATTGTAATTGTGTTGGCATTTTCTATATCTCCTTAATATAATATTACTTAATTTTAAGCCACAGAGCCATTATCTATTGTGCCTAATGAGTATAATGGTTGTTTAAATAAATCTAAATCTGTTCTAGTTCCAATTGTTTGCAAAAAAGCATCTTTTAAACTACCAAACGCCCCACAATCATGATTTGCTCCTATATAATCTGTTGATGTAGGATCAAGTCCTTTTAATGATCCTGTTCCTGCTGATCCACCACCACCACCAGCAGCATCTAATTGAGTTTGTATAGAGCTAGTAGCGTCCAAATACCCAAGCTCTGTAGCAGTAACGCCAGTATCTACAGAAATCTTACCAGATCCATCTGTAACCATAACTCTAGAAGCTGTTAAGTCACTAGTTAATACAGAGCTTATAGCACCTGCAATATTATTAGTTCTTCTAGTTTCAATTGCGGTATCTTCTGTAGTATGAGCAGCTAATTGAGTCTGAATTGCGCTTGTAACACCATCCACGTAATTTAATTCAGTAGTTGACAGAGTTGCTCCATCTAGTATTTCTAATTCAGCTTCACTAATACCAGCACTACCAATAGTAATACCTGTAGTAGTTAATGCTCCTACATTAGCAGTACCACGTACATCTAAATTATATGGTGATGTAAGTGTAGCGTCGCCAATAATAAGGTTAGCTGCACCTGAAGCTGCGTGTGTTCTTAATGAAACATTTGCAGGAGTACCAAGACTTATACCAGTAGAAATAGGGTTTGAATTACCTGCAACACCTAAACCATCACTAAATTTTACGTCACCACCGCTATCAATTCGCAGGGCGCCAGAAGCGCCAGCGGAACCAATATAACCATCATTAGGAATTTTAATATCAGAGCCAAATGTTACAAAATTGTAACCACTAACCCCAAGCTTAATCAGATCTGTTCGTGAGACAGAACCGATTGAAGCACCATCAGGAATAATAATATCGCCTGTAAGAGTTGCTGAAGTTGAAGTAAGAGCTCCTACATTAGCAGTACCACGTACATCTAAATTATATGGTGATGTAAGTGTAGCGTCGCCAATAATAAGATTAGCTGCTCCTGAAGCCGCATGTGTTCTTAATGAAACCTTAGCAGGTGTCCCAAGACTTATACCAGTAGCAGTAGGAGCTGTATTGCCTGCTAAACCTAATCCTAAATTA